CCTTGCGGAATTATATGAAGCATCTAAGTTGGGTGGCACTGATAGACTTCCTGATAGACTGGGTGGTGGTGCTATTCCTTACTATAAAGACCAATATAATTCTTCTGCTTCTGGTGCTCTACAGTTGATGCCAGAAACTTTAAAAGGATTGGTTAATACTGGAAGATTTAGTTGGAATGATACGTTTAGTCCAACAACTCAGAATAGAATGATCTTGGCTTTGGCAAGACAAGGTGGTATTAATATTGAAGATATGAATACGACTCAAATGACTAAAGCTGGAAATATTTGGGCATCACTCACACCAAGATATGGACAAACATCAAGAACGGCATCACAATCTCTTCAAGTATATCAAAAGAATTTGAAGGAAGCTGGTGGAGGAGGTAGTGGTGGAAAATATGGTGGTGGAGGAGGAAATGTTGTAGAATATCTTACTGGAGATAGAAGGCATCCAAACTTTGAATATAATGGTCATGGGAGAGAATCGAATTATCATGATCATATTGCTTTTAGAACTATACAAGAAAAAGAGAGAGCAAAGGCAGCATTACGTGCGGCAGGAATACAAATAGGTAGTGAGTATATTGGGAGAGAAAATGATCCTGGATGGCACGGAGCAAACTTGGCAATTGACATTCCTGGAGGACAATGGGGTGGTAGTGGTGCAATCGGACAACGAGAATATAATGGTTCTGCAAGAGTGCGACAAGTATTAACAAATGCTGGATTTGGTGGTGCAGGATTAGGACATGGATCAAGTGCAATCTCTCGATCTCCGGGAGTAATGCCTGATATTGGATATTCAACAGGACCACAAAATACAGTGATAATTATAGAAGAAGAAGCACCACCAATGATGATGGGACAATCTGAAGGATCTTCTCCAGTTATTGTTATGGGTGCCTCGTTAAATAGTATTATGAAAAGAAAATTACTAACAGATTTAGCATATACTTAAATGTCAGCATCCGGATCTTCACTATACGAAACCCTAATATTAGAATCTAATGATAAACAGAGAACTGTTGATCTAAAGTTAGGTGCTGTTTCGATTGATTATTACGAGGATATTTTTTCACCAACAATTACTGCTAAAATCAGAGTAATTAATACTGGAGATTCGATTGAAGGTGAGAAAAGTGGTAAATTACAATCAATATATAATGGTCTTCCTTTAAGGGGTGGGGAGAGAGTTCGCATGAAAGTTTTAGATAGGGGAGATGGAAAAAAAGGTCTTGATTTTGCATCAAATTCAAGTAAGTATCTTTTTGTTTCTAGTATTACTGATGTAATTTCGGAATCTCAGACAGAAAGTTTTCTACTCAATTTAGTTTCAAGGGAAGCAATCACAAATGAAACTACAAGAGTTGCGAGAAAATATACAGGAACAATTGACCAGTCAGTATCAAAAATTTTAAAAGATGTTTTACAAACCACAAAATTTGATAGTGATGATATAGAAAAATCACAAAATCCATATTCATTTATTGGAAATCTAAAAAAACCTTTTACTACTTTAATTTGGTTAGCATCAAAAGCAGTTCCGGTGTCTTCTGGAGATACCACTGCAGGATTTGTTTTTTATCAGACAAAAGATGGATTTAAATTTAAATCTATTGATGGTTTAATGAAACAAGAACCAAAAAATAAAAATACACCTTATTATTATACAGAAGTTAATGTAAATGAAACCGAAACAAATAATGATTTTAAAATTTTAAATTATTTTACCGATAAAAATCAAAACTTAATTGAAAAATTAAGATTGGGAGCATATGCAAGTCAAAATATGTTTTTTAATCCATTAAATTTTAATATTAGTAATAATACATTCACATTATCAAAATATAAAGGTAAGACAGAAAGTTTAGGAGCAAACGAATTTAAATTACCAACAACAGGTGAAGGATCTGATACTTCTCTTGCAGAGATACCTACAAGAATTATATCTGGAATTCTTGATATTGGAACATTGGATAAAGGAATTTCAACAGCAAACAATGCTGATCCAGAAAAATATAAATCACAATCTCTTATGAGATATAATGCACTTTTAACTCAAACTGTAAGTATGATGATTCCATGCAATACTAATCTGAGTGCCGGTGATGTAATTGATTGCAAATTTCCAAAAATTTCATCAGAAGATGAAAATGAATTAGATACTGAAGTAAGTGGAGCATATATAATAAAGGAATTATGTCATCATTTTGAACCTAACAGTTCTTATACTTCTTTGAAATTGGTTAGAGATAATTTTGGAATCAATAAAAAAGATCAATGATAGAAGAATCTACACTCAAAAGTAATTTTATTGGACGAGATGGATTTCGTTGGTGGATTGGTCAAATTGCACAAACTGCTTCTGCACCAGAACAGGCAAATGGAGAAGGTTGGGCATTTAGATATAAGGTTAGAATATTAGGATATCATACTGAACTTTCTGATGAACTTTCTGACGAAAATCTTCCTTGGGCAGGAGTTATGATGCCCACAACCGCAGGAAGTGGTGGTGGTGGATTTGCTCAAAGTGCTAGGATTAATCAGGGAGATATTGTTGTAGGATTTTTCCTTGATGGTGATGATGCACAAATTCCGGTGATTATGGGTGCTTTTGGAAAAACACAATTTACACCATCACTAGAACCATCAAATCCTTTTGTTCCATTTACTGGTTATACTACAAATATAAAAAGACCGGATACAAAAAGTGATCGAGAATCAACAGGACAAAGTTCGGAGGATCAAACACAACCTAGAAATTTAGAAGGTAAAAGTATTGATACCTTAAATGAAAACAATAAAGGTAAAGGTAAGGCAAGACAAACAAAAGCATCAGACGCAACAGGAAAGGTTATAACATTTGCTGATACTTGTGAAGATAATTTTGCTACAGAAGTTACTGGAATATTAGGAAATCTAATTAATGTTATTAGTGAAGGAACTGATTTTCTTGGAGACATTCAAAATGCAGTGAAAAAAATACAGGTTCTTGCTAATCAGTTTGTAGGAACTTTATTCAACTCATTATATACCGCATTAATTCCAATTTTAAAAAATGGATTAGATCTTTTATATAAACAGGTATATGCTGCAGTTCTTGCTTCAACAGGAAATCCAGTTGCGGCACATTTAGCTGGTGTTGCCGCACAAGAATCGATGGTTGGTCCACTGAAAGCAGTACAAGATGCAATTGCATGTGTTTCTGCAAAAATTATTAATGGTCTTGGAGATACACTCAAAGATTTAATTGAATCAACTGTTTTAGAGGTTGTTAATTTTGGAGTTTGTACGGCAGAACAATTTGTTGGTTCTTTCTTAAATGGTATTATTGATAATATATCATCAGGATTAGATTCTGTTTTGGGTGGTATCAGTAGAATTTTAGAGTTAGCAAGTCCAGGATTTAAAATTGTAGATTTTCTTCGTAGTTCTGTTGATGTAATAAAATCTATTCAAAATTTCTTTAGTTGTAATCAAACTGCAGATAAATGTGATGGTGTTAAAGAATGGACAATTGGATATGGTCCAAAAAATAAAGCAAAAGTAAATGATATTTTAGATAATGCCTTGGAATTTGCAAATATTTCAAATGCTTTGTCTGGTATAACAAAACAAACTTCACCATATAGTAAACCTGATTGTGGAACTCCAACGAGTTGTGGAGGTCCAACAGTATCATTCTTTGGTGGAAATGGTATAGGTGGTGCTGGTAAAGTAATTATGGGTGGAATTGTCAATAATACTGATGGTTTAGGAGAAATAACATCTTCTGTTGCAAGAACTGGAAGTATTATTGGTGTCGAGATTACAGATCCAGGTTCTAAATATAGTTATGCTCCACCAATGGTTACTTTTGAAGATTCTTGTGGTCTTGGATATGGTGCAGTTGGAAGAGCAATTGTTGATTACGACAAAAATTCTTCAACCTATGGACAAATTACAGGTGTTTATATAGTTTCGGAAGGGGAAAATTATCCTGTAGAAGATCCATCTGATATTTCTGAAATAGAAATAGAAAATGGTTCGATTGTAGATACAATAGTTCTTTATCCAGGAATTGGATATAATCCTGGAGATACTGCAACTGATGATAATGGAGAAGAGTATGATCTTACCATCGAAGATGGAAAAATTATATCAGCATCTCCAATAAATAGATTGAAAGTAACTAAATTACCAACAATTACAATCAGTACAGAAACTGGTATTGGAGCACTCATAAAACCAATAATAGGAACATTTATTCCTCCACAACCTCCACAGAATGAAATTATTAGTGTTATAGATTGCGTATAATAAAATGTCAGAAAGACCAAATCAAAATATAGAATTGCGTTCTTACGATTCTTACGGACCTAATTATAGTTTTAGTATTTCTGATCCTCAAATGAATGGTGATGGATCATCAGTTTCAGGATTCTATGGATTTACTGATGATAAAAATGTAGATTTGAAATTATTTTCTGAAAGTGGAATTTATCATCACCATAATGATAAATGTATAGAAATGATATCCGGAGAAAAAAATTCTGCAAAAGACGTTAGTTTTGTTTTAGCAACTGTTAATGGTGATATCACAATCACCTGTATGAATAATGGTAATGTAAAAATTAAAGGACAAAATATTATGATACAGGCAGATGAAGATATTGATTTAAAAGCAGGTAGAAATATTAATATAATATCTAAAAATGGGAAAATTAATCTTGATGGACAATCAGTAGATGTAAACGGACTTACAGGAAATATGGTAGAAATGACTGTTGGTAGTTGGCTACAAAGAGTTACTGATGGTTCTTATGTGGGATTAGATTTTCTTAAAACTGCCGGTGCAGTTACTGGTATAGGAGATCTTCCTATAGTGGGTCCTGCCGTTTCCTCAATCTTCTAGAAAAATGTCAAGAGATTCACTTAATATTAATGTATTTGGAGAAGAAACTTATTTTAATGATGATGTAACATTTTTTAAAAATGTAAACATTGGTGGTAATGTAACTGCCACATCATTTATAAAATCTGGTGGTACTGATGGTGTATTGACCGGAACTATTCATATGTGGGGTGGTTCTACTGCTCCGACCGGATACTTAGAATGTAATGGCCAGTCAACCTCTGGATATACGGCACTATCTGCAGTTGTTGGAGATAATGTTCCTGATCTTCGTGGTGAGTTTGTAAGGGGTTGGGATAACGGCAGAGGTGTTGATACTGGTCGAAACATATTGACTACTCAGTCTGATGAGTTTAAGTCTCATACACACCCAGGTAGTAGCTTAGTGAAATTTACGGGGGGTGTCACGATATCTCCTGGCAGCAGCAACAGCTTCGACAGTCAATCATCGGTTGCTAGTGATGGTGGTATTGAAACCCGTCCAAGAAACGTTGCCTTAATGTACATTATCAAAACTTAAAAAAAATACTACCACTTCCCCCCCCAACCGGCACACTTGACACCAGCACTCAGATGCATTATAATTCCAAAGAA